ATATCCGTTGTCGAATTCAAGGTCATCATCAAGACCACCATCAAGGGTAGACTCGCCAAGGCCACCATCAAGGACACAGGGTGGAAAAAAGACAAAAAAATCACAAAAAACTACAAAAAGAAGGAAATTAAAAAGAAAAAGAAAAACTCGTTCAAAGAAAAAGAAAAACTAACCAATTAACAAAAAAATAACATAAAAGCCAATTTGTATGTATAATTAATATTAAATACATACAAATGTCCAATTCGCGAAAAGGGAATCGAATACAAAATCAAACAATATATACGATAGATTTAAAGCATTCTGAAATGTTGGAAAGGTTCCATAATATTGAAACAGTCATCATTCCAAATTTATTAGAGGAAAAAGAGAACTTGAAAAATAGTGTTCCAAATTTAAAGGAAAATCAATTAGATGAGTTTATGAAAATAAAAGACCGAATAGCAGAAATTAATAAAGAGATGAAACAATTGAAAAGCGAAAAGAAGAATTATTTGTTAGACAATTCAAAACATGTATTTAATTATTTTGAACAAAAGAAGCAAATATCAAATGATTCTAATAGTGTTAATCAAAATACCAATGTGTTGAATTCCTTTTTTAAAATTAAAGCAACGAGCGAGGAAGCAAGTGACGTAAATAGTGAAAAATACACAAGGTCGAAGAAGTCATATATAAAATATTGGACAAATGTGTCTAATGAAATAAATAATATACAAGATTATTTAATCCGAACAGATTTATGTAATTATTGCAAAAAAGGAGAGCTCATCCCACAAGATGAAGAAGGGGTATTAATTTGTAATAATGATAAATGTGGAAAATTCGTTTCCTATATAGTAGACAATTCCAAACCGACAAACAAGGAGCCACCGAATGAGGTATCTTATACAGCATATATACGATTAAATCATTTCAAAGAGATATTGTCACAATTTCAAGCAAAAGAAACAACGCAAATACCCGAAGATGTGATAGATGCAATCCGTGCACGAATAAAGAAGGAACGAATTACTGATATGACACAAATAAATTACGATAAAATGCGTGAAATATTGAGGAAATTAGGGTTCAATAAATATTTTGAACATATCCAATATATTAATTCTTTATTTGGTGTAAAACCGCCGGTAATGAATGAAGAATTACACGAAACCTTGTGCGTATTGTTTATAGAAATTCAAAAGCCATGGGCAGTACATTGTCCACCAAATCGAACCAATTTTTTCAATTATACATATACATTGTATCAATTATGTGTGTTATTAGATCAAACCCAATATTTGCCGTTTATACCAATGATGAAAGATCGTGAAAAACAGTTAGAACAAGACATGATATGGAAAAAAGTATGTAATGATTTAGATTGGGAATATTTCCCAACAGTATAAAATTGATATTTGATATGTATAAATAATATATACATATCAAAAAAATGAACAATAATATAGTAAAAGGTTACAAAGGGATTATGGATTTAGATTTAAATTTAGTTCCAAAAGCATTTCATAAAGAAACAGTAGAGCAACATTTAAAAGATATAGATGAATATAGATTAGAACAGGCGAAATTACCCTTGAGAATGCGTTATGAGAATACGGTATTGAAAGCAGAAAAACTACGTAAAATAGATGCTTTGGCGATTAAACAAAGAAATAAAGAGGAATATGATAAGAAAACAAAACAATATGAACAATATGCAAGAGATTATGAGAAAACACATAAAGATAGAAAAAACAGTTAGATTATAAAAATTATACGTTTATAATAAATGGATATATAGAACCACGTATATATAATATAATGAGTTCAATGAATTTTTTATGGATATTGCTTGTATGTTTAATGATAACAATAACGTTTATGTTAATCTGTGTGTGTTTACATTTTATAGGTAATAGTATAGAGGAGGATGAATAAATAATAATAATAATATGTTATTATTTATATAATTTAAACGCCAACAAAGCGGATACCACCAACAAGACCACTTCCAAGTGTCATACCAGCACCATTTCTAGCACTGGATCCCATAGCAGGGATGAATACATCAAGGATGCTAAATGTAGCAGCAGCAGTCAAAGCAATGATGATAATTTCTTCAACATTAAGTGCCTTCTTGGGGATTAACATAGCACAGATAGCGACGGCAAGACCTTCAATTAAGTACTTGATAGCTCTTTTAAGAAGCTCGTTAAGATCAAACAATTCAGTCATAGTTTATACTATATATAAATAAAAAAGTTTATAATATATTGGAGAAATTACTTAAATATATATAGTATTAAAAAATATACTAAATGTCTTCGTTTGAGAAAAAGACTTTACCGGATGGGACTAGTAATCCTAAATATGTCGATTTGTTGGATCAAGATCAAGAAATAGCAGGACAGAAATTTGCTTGTATGTCTTTTGTTTCTCCAGAAAAAATATTGAAAAAGAGAGAAGTATACTTGTTTGATCAATTTATTAAACAATGGGATTTTTCTAAATCAATGGAAAGATATTTTGATTTTATTCATTTTATTGCATATAAACATAGTATCAATGTGGAGAAGTTGATTGATGATTTTAATGATTTCATTAAGGAGGAAGCAACAAAACTCAAGAAAAGTGGTGTAGATGATGATTTTAAGAATTTTATGGATAAGGAAGAAGAAAAGTTGAATGAAAGATTTAATAAAGAACACTCATTTCAAACTTCTGTTCGTGGGTTAAAGATTCGTGGTGTATTTGGAACACAAGACGAGGCAGAAATGATGAGTAAGAAGTTGCGTGAGAATGATCCTAACCATGATATTTTTGTAGGACCAGTGGGTGTATGGGTTCCTTGGGATCCAGATGCATACAAAACAGGACGTGTTGAATATTTGGAAGATGAATTAAATGCTTTGCATAAGGAAAAGATGAAGAATGAGGAAATGGCCAAGAAGGAATTTGAGGAGCGTGTGCGCGAAACAAAGAAGAAGGCAATTGCAGAGAACATAGAAAAGGCAAAGGCGAATAACAATGTATTAACACAAAGAATGGATGAAGATGGAAATTTGATAGGTGTTAAGGAAACAGTAGACTTTGACTCGCGAGAGGTAGCAGATGCAGAATCAATGAAATTGCACAATGAAATGTTATTGGAAAACGCAAGAAAAGAAAATATAATTGTCGAAGAGGAAGAGGAGGATAGTTTGGAAAAAGTAGATTAAAAAATTGATTTAAATAAAATTATAATTATTATATAAAAATCAGGTTATATAATAATGTCAAGTTTTAACTATATTTTAGAAAAAGTATTATGGGGTTCAAGTAATTTTATTTGTAATAATCCATTATTTTATCAAAACAATCATGGTTTAGAATTAGGTATTCATAATTATTTGTTTAAAGATTTGATTTATAGTTCAAGGTCTTGTGGGTATCAATCAATAAAGTTTAAAAAAATGGCAGAGGTATTAAATAATCCGTTTATAAGCGAAGAAGATAAAAATAAATTTTTGGAATATTTGGGAAAAGCGGAAAAAACCTATTTAAATTTCAATAAATTAGCTTTTCTATACAAATTGAAGAATGCAAAAATAGGTTGTAATGCAGATATGTATATGAATGAACTAAACGAAACGGATAAAAATGTTATTACTATTTTGCACACATCTCGAAAATATATGTTTACTATTCCAGATTTAAATAAAATATTTATAAAGTCATTGATTAATCCATTTGAATTTTATAGTAACCCTATTAGTATAAAGAATCCATATAACAATCTACCCTTTTTAAAATCACATTTATATCATTTCTATTTCTTAATTAAAAAGAGCGATTACAATGTTCCAGAAATATTTTATCAGTATTTTCAATGTAATTTTAATTTGAAACATATGTTGGATACATATGAAAGTATAATGGGACACGCAAATATTAAACATTATGTAAACGATACTGATAATAAAAGTGAGAATATTGATTATATGGAGGAAATGATAAATGAATATAATGATAAACATTTAAATGATAAAATAAGTATTCATAGTAAGTTCCCAAAAGATATATTTTATAAAGCTTTTATCCCAGTTTTGAAATATTATTATAAAAGCGCATATTCATTATGTAATTCTGTAAAATATGAAAATAGAATGTTATTTATGGCATATTTATATGAATTTAAAAAACAAAATCCTATGTTTGGAAGACAAAAAATAGTAAAAACTCTTTGGGGGAAAAAAATAGAGTATCATAGTAGTTTTAAAAAGATAGACATTCCTGTTAATTACAATTTTGATATAGAGAACTCACATATTGAAAAAAGATCTTGTTATAATAGTTATGTAAATACTTATATTACCAATAAGGAATACTTAAATCATTGCAATCATACTGATTATGAAACTATGTTAGCAAGTGTATCTACGATTAGACATATAGGCGGAACAACTCAATTATTGCAACAAAGTCACATAAGATTTGACGATGATACAGAGGTTTCTTCTATTGGCGACATGGAACGAGATACAGATAGTGTTAGTTAATTGTGTGATTCCAAAATAGTTATTCCATTCTTTTTTATTAATTCATCGTATATATTGATATACAAAAATACTAAAATAAAAACAGTTAAACAACCCAATGCCATATTAATAGCAATTTCTAAACCAAAATCGAAATAACCAGCAACAAGATCGCTAATAGTATGTCCAATAAGAGCTCCATACAAAGCCCCATTTACACCAAGGCCGCTAAAATAATTATCAATATGGATACCTGTAATTGCTGAAATAGCAACAATGAAATTATCTATAAATCCAAAGGAAAATCCTTTCAACATATTATATATATTTTTTATATAATATATTTTAATATTTTGATTTTTTTACATTGATGGTAGGAGCACTTTTTTTCTTGGATTTACTTGGATCATATGCATCATCTTCATCATCAGAACCCATATTCTTTGAAATATCCCAGAATTCTTTAGAACCCAACTTAAAATTAGGGTGATTTTCGGCTTTATACCAAAAAATTTGATCATTTAATTTATTTGATTTGGCATTATTATTAATAACTAAACACTCATAATTTTCTGTAGTTTGATCCATAACTGCACAAAATGCTTCTAATGTAGGAAACATACTTGCATAATTTTCCCAAATACGTTTACGGTTTGTTAAATATGGTTCTCTTAAAATAAATACATAATCAATATTGGTTCTTAAATTTGGAGGGATACCTAAAGGATATTGCATAGTAATAATAAGCATAATTTTCCAATGACGTCCATTCATGAATAATAATCTCATCATTTTATCTCTTGTCCAGGATTGATCATATAAACAGTCATCTAAAATTACAAAAGCACGTGGATCTATTTGAGTTCTCTTATATGTCTGTATTTCTTTATTTATTTGTTTCAACACTGTTTTTTGTCGTCGCAATATGTTTTCAATTAACACCGTGTTATATTCTTCGTGAATGAATAATTTTGGTATATGTTCTGAATAAAACCCATTACCTGCTTCTGTTCCTGAAATAACGGTTCCAATTGGTATATCTTGATGATAAAATAATAAATCTCTTACTAAAAAAGATTTACCAGTATCACGTCTGCCTATCATAACAATTACGGGCCCTTTATTTTCATTAGGTTTAAAGGTAATTTCCCGCATATTAAATTTTCTCATTTCTAACGATGTCATTTTGTAATAAATTATAAATATATTAATATTTATAACTTTAAACGTGCATAGAATGATTAGTTCAAATTAAGCAATAAAAATATATTAAAGTCATATATTGTTTTTGCAAAAAATGCCTAAATTTAATTTATCTTACCATCGGGTTCCTGATATTATTGTAAATGATATGTCTTTTAGTAATTTCCAGTTTTATAACCCGTTGTATTCTGAATTGTTTAATTTAGATGAAACAAACTATAATAAAATTACATTAAATAATAGATATCATTTTTTATCTCCAAATATCATCTATGATTATGCCACCAAAGAACATTTAGAAAAAGATATTTTCATAAAATATTCACCTTTAATCGATCCTTCCAAGTATATGGCTGGAAAATACTGTAAATATAATATTAGTTTACCTACTATTTTAGATACATCTTCTAATGTATATCATCGCATAGTTGACCCTAATAATGTTTCTTATGTAGATAATTTTTTTTACTATCTCAGTAGTAAAATACTTAACGAACACGATTTTGTAAATTCTATTGATTATTATGGTTCTTTTTTATGTATAAAAGAAAATTTCAAATATGATATTTCAGATGATATTGAATACTTATATTCTTCTGAATATTTTAATAAGAATCTCAATAATTTATTTACTGTTAATGAAACCAACCATGATTATTATAATTTTGGGTCAAGGGCATATAAGAAAAAATTAAATATTTCACAATCAGAACATAATATAAATATACTTACTGACGATTTAGATATTTTTGAAATCGAAGATGTAGGTAACGAAATTATTACAGATCTATCTGATAATATTATCTATGAGAATAATGATATATCTTCTCAAGCAGAAGATAGTGATAGTGAAAGCAGTAATGATAGTGAACTAAATTATTCATCTTCTGAAAATTCAAACACCGAAAGATGTGATGATGATGCTGAAAGCGAAGAAGAAAATGATGAAGAAAGTGATATGTCTTCTTTTAATGATGATAGATTGGCTTATATAAATGAATTCCCTGTGCAATCTATATGTATTGAAAGATGTGATGGAACATTAGACAATCTTTTTGAAACAGAACAACTAAGTAGTCACGAAGGTATTTGTGCAATATTTCAGGTAATTATGACACTTTTATGTTATCAAAAAGCATTTTTCTTTACGCATAATGATTTACACACTAATAATGTAATGTATATTAATACTAATCAAAAATTTTTGTATTATAAGTTCAATAAGCAATTATATAAAGTGCCAACTTATGGAAAAATTTATAAAATAATTGATTTTGGTAGAAGTATTTTT